CTGACTGTTAACACCGATGAGATCAAGCGCTATGCGCGTGTTGTCATCACTGTTGCTGGTGGTACTGGCGCTGGCGCTGTAAGCGTCGTGGGCCTTGGCCGCAAGAAGTACAACTGATCTTTGATCTGCCGCCCCCGCTAAGCGGGGGCTTTTTCATATGGCACTTTCTTTTACTGAAGACCTCGACGCTTTCTTTGATACGCCGGGTTTCACGGTGCCAGTAGTTTTTGGTGCGACCACTGGAGTTGGATACTTTGAGTCGCCGAACGAGATTATTGCTGACGGGGTCGTGTTGACGACTGACTATGCAGTCGTGGTCAAGACTTCTGATTTTTCTGCAGTCACAAATGGAAGCGCGATGACTGTCGACGGTGTTGCTTATACGGTCCGTGAGCCGATGCTGTTGGATGACGGCAAGATAATGCGTGTGATGTTGATGAAGAACTAAGGCATGACCACTAAGCGCGAAAACATCCTTGCTGCCATCAAAACAGCGCTGACCGGCACTGCAGGGGTTGGCACAAGGATTTACAGAAGCAGGGTTGAGCCGCTGAGTCGTGCGGAGTCACCAGCGATCGTCATTGAGCCAATCAGTGATACGCCAGAGCAGAACACCAGCTTGCCAACGCTGGATTGGACTTTTCGTGTGCGGATTGTGGTTATTGAGCGAGCCACAATTCCAGATCAAGCTGCTGACGACACTATTGAAAGCCTTCACTCGAAAATCATGGCCGATTTAACGCTGGGAGGGCATGCGATTGACGTACAGCCTGCACAGACGAGTTTTCAGCTTTTAGAGGCTGATCAGCCTGCTGGTGTGATTTTCTGTGAGTACGAAATCCGTTATCGCAGTGAAGTCGACGATTTGACCCAGTAAGAACAGACTTAGGATGAACCTAACCACCCTTTCCATTTACCATGACTAGTGAACGCACTGGAGAAGGCGGAACCTATCTGCTGGACCCAGAAACGGGCGAGCGCACTTTGATCAAGCGAACGTCTTCACCAACTTCATCGCAGGAACAAACCGATGGCACTGCTAACACGCAAACGCCTGATTCTGATTGAGGAGGAGTCGACCTACGGGACTGATCCAACTCCCACCGGAGCTGACGCAGTGCTGGTTCGTGATCTCAGCATTGTTCCTCAGCAGAGTGACATTGTTAGCCGTGATTTGATTCGTCCGTACCTGGGCGCATCTGAGCAGTTGCTGGCTAACACTCGTGTTGAATGCACGTTCAGTGTTGAGCTTGCTGGCTCTGGCACAGCTGGCACTGCACCTCGTTACGGCAGAGCTCTCAAGGCATGCGGTTTCTCGGAGACGATCGTTGCAAATACGAGCGTCACCTATGACCCAATTAGTACAAGCTTTGACTCAGTCACCATTCACTACAACCTTGATGGTGTTCGTCACAAGGTGACTGGTGCTCGGGGCACTTTTACGATCACGGCCAACGTCGGAGAAATTCCAACGATTGATTTCACGATGACTGGCATCTATGTGGCGCCAGATGACAGTGCTCAGCCAACAGTGACCTATGCGGCTCAAGCGACTCCGCTGATCTTCAAGCAAGGCAACACCACTGACCTGAGCGTCATGGGTTTGACTACTGCCAAGCTTTCTAACTACAGCTTGGATATTGGCAATGAGATCGTGTATCGCGAGCTTGTTGGAGGTAGCGGAGAGGTTCTTTTGACCAATCGCAACGTCAGTGGCAATGTCACTATTGAAGCGGTTGCTCTCGCGACAAAGGACTACTTCGCCACTGCATTGGCTGACACTCTTGGGGTCATCAAGTTCACGCATGGCACGGCTGCTGGCAACAAAGTGAAAGTGGCTTCAGCTAAGGCTGACATCGCTGATGTCTCCTATGGAGACCTTGACGGTATTGCGATGCTGGAGATTCCTTTTACTGCAGTGCCTAGCACTTCAGGCAATGATGAATTGGAACTTGAGTACAGGTAAGTTTCAGGTGTTTGGGTTGAGGGAGCCTTTGCGGGCTCCCTTTTTTTGTGTATGCTGAGCCGGCTTATGAAATTACCTAATGGCTTTTGTTCGCAAGAAGGTTAAAACCTTCAAGTGGCCTGTCAAAGTTCAGGAGCCAAGCGCTGATCGTCCTGGTCAGTTTGACACTTTTGAGTTTGTTGCTGTTTTTAAAAGGGTCAAGCTCTCAGAGATTGAGAAGATGGGAGACGACTCAGGCCTGCCCTTGATTAAAAAAGTCCTTGTGGGCTGGGAAGGTATTGAGGATGAAGACGGGAATGCTGTGCCTTTCTCTTCCAAGGAGCTTGAGCTGTTCGCGGACGATGTGGACTGGCTGAAGGGCGTGCTTGCTGCCTACACCAACACCTATGCAGAGGCTGAAGCGGGAAACTAAAAGAAGCTGCTGTGCATTGGGTCTCTGGCGGCAAGATTGTCGAAGACAAGACTAATGAGGATGCAGCAGCTTTTGGGTTGAAACTACCGGAGGAAAAGGAGGAGGAGCAGGAGCAGTCTGGGGACTTTGAGGTCTGGGAGGAGAACTGGGAAGCCGTGATGATGTTTTTGCGGATGCAGACCCAGTGGCAAGTCTCAATGAGTGGATATGTTGGCTTGAAATACGAGGTATTGCTGGGTTCCGGGGGCTTGTGTGACCTCTACAATGTGGAGGATCGCCGCGACGTGCTGGAGCGCCTCCAAATCATGGAGGCATCGGCCCTATCCGAACTGAGGAAACGCTCTGATGGCAAAGGCAATTGATACTCTTTCCATCAAGCTTGAGTTCAAGGATGCTGGCACCCAGCAGATAATCAATAAGCTTTCGTCGTCCCTGAAGGGAATGACGAGAGCAATCACAGGAAATACAAGTCCTGCGATTAGCAAACTTAGGAATGAAATTTTAAGTGTAGGAAAAGCAAGTACTCAGTCAATTAGTAATTTTAGAAGTCAAAGAAATGCACTTGCAGCTTTGCGTGACGAGGCGCGAGTTGGCAGTGCAACATTCAAAAGGCTGACTGACGATATTAAAAAGCTTGATGCCCAAATGGGTAAAACCGCCTCGACCACAGGGCGTCGAGGAGGCGCTCGGCAGGCCACGCAAATTGCAGGTGCTGTCATCTCAGGTGGCATTTTTGGGGGGCCTGAGGGTGCATTGGGTGCTGCTGGCGGCGCTGCACTTGGTGGTGTTGAAGGTGCATTTGCTGGCGCAGCAATTGGTGCTCAGCTTGGTGGAATTAGGCAGCTTCTAGGAGCAACGGCGGAATACGCTGCTGAAATTGGCAAGCTAAGGATCGCCCTTGAAGGCGTTACAAGGGTCGACAACGATGCGGCCGCAAGTCAAGCTAATTTTGCTGAGGCACTAGATGCTGCCGCCCAATCAACCAGGGATTACAACGTCCCACAAGGCGCAGCAATTGCTGGTATCACTCGCTTAACAGCAGCTGTCACTGGAGCTGGTGGTCCTGTTGCAGATGCAGCAACAACCTTCCAAAACGTTACTGCTGCCATCAAGGCAACTGGCGGCTCAACAGAAGACGTTAGAGGTGCCATTACTGCAATGGTGCAGGTGTTCAGTAAAGGCAAAGTAAGCGCAGAAGAACTTTCAGGTCAGTTAGGTGAGCGCTTGCCTGGTGCAGTCACATTGTTTGCCGAGGCGAACAAGATGACACTGCCTGAACTTCAAAAGAACTTAAAAGCAGGCACTGTTGGATTGAACGAGTTGATGACATTCATCAGGGCTCTTGGTGAAGAGTTTGATGAAACCGCGAGAGACATTGCGTCCTCTAATGAAGAAGCTGGCGCTCGACTCACGGTTGCGTTCGACAACATGAAGTTGAGCGTTGGCAATGCTTTGAAAGATACTGGCGCTCAGTTCCAGAATATATTTGGTCGATTTGTCCAGGAGACGACTCCTGGTGTTACTAAAGCCGCTGAGGTATTGGCTAATGCTCTTATTCCTGTCGCGAAGAATCTAGATCTTATTCTTGTAAGTGTCGCGGGACTTGCCGCAGGCGCTGCTCTTGGAGCCGCGGTCAAGGGATTTCTTGCATTAAGAGATGCAATCCTTGCAGCTAAGGCAGCAGGCACTTTGCTCATGCTTAATCCTATTTTTGGTGGAGCATTAGCAGTTGCAGGCATTGTTGCTGGGATTTATGCCATCACAAAAGCATTTAGAGAGCAAAGGACTGAGGTTGAAAAGCTGGCTGCTGCCAGCAGGAACATTCCTACGGCTCAGCTGAACAATAAAGACAGAGCAATTCAAATTGCTGAGGCAAGAAGAGTCAGGGATACACTAAGAGCACAGCGCAGAAGGCTAGTTAAAGCTGGTGAGGGAGAGGGAGGATTTGATACCACTGACATTGACGAAAAAATTGCAGCTGCTGAGAAACGACTCAGAAGGCTAACGGCGCCGCGCACTAAAAAGCCAGGCGAAGATTTTGAATATGATCCAGTCACACCAGATGGATCTGGCACTGCAGATACGATCAAAGACATCACTAAAGAACAGGCGGATGCACAAATTCAAAGCCTTCAAAACCGCACTCGTGGCATAACCCTTACCAAAGAAGCAATTGCAGAGGAGGCTCGCCTTGCAAGGGTTGCTGCTCAAAGACTGCCAGAACAAAAGAGACGAGTAGAGCTTGCAAAAATTGAACAAAAAGAAGCTAGCCAGCTGCACACGCTTGAGCAACAGCAACTGAGGACTGCTAAAGCTGTTGCTACAGCCAAGCTGGACTTCAACCAGTTAATGGCTGAGGCAAATGGTGCGCAAGGACTGCTCACTGATAAGCAACTTCAGCAAGAGCTGAATCAAATCAAAGTGAATGAGCTGATGCTCAAATACAAAGTACTTGTTGACAACTCTGTCATTAGCGCTGAAGAGTTGAGGAAGAAGCTTGAAGAAGCCGTTGGTGCGTTGAACCAAGAAGACAGTCCGTTGAAGACTTTCAAGGATGGAGTCAGGGCGATATTTGAAGAGGCCACTAACCTCAATCAGGCTCTTGCAGATAGAGGAGTTCAGGCGGTTGATGACTTTGGGAATGCGTTTGCTGATTTTGTCGCAACTGGCAAGGCAAACTTCCGAGAATTTACGGCATCAATTCTTAGAGATTTGGCTCGTATTTTTGCTAAAAAGGCAATCTTCAGCCTGCTGGGCATGATCCCAGGAGTTGGGGGTTTCCTTGGTCTTAGCTCTAAAGGATCTGTGATTGGAGGCCCTGGAGGGCCACCAACCACTATGCCTGATTCGATTAGTCTTACAGCTGCTAAAGGTCGCGCTTTCGCTAAGAACAAGATCATTCCTTACGCCAAAGGTGGAATTGTCAGAAAGCCAACCTTTTTCCAGTACGCAAGCGGGGGTTATGGCAATTTTGGACTCATGGGCGAGGCCGGACCAGAAGCCATCATGCCGTTGCGTCGTGGCCGTAATGGTCGCCTAGGTGTTGAGTCTTCAGGCGGAGGCACGACTAACGTTAATGTCAATGTTGATGCTTCAGGTTCTTCCGTGCAGGGCAACAGCGCACAAGCCTCTCAACTGGGCAAGGCCATTGGCGCTGCTGTTCAAACTGAGATCCTGAGGCAAAAGCGTCCTGGCGGTTTGCTTGCTACAACCTAATCATGGCAACTTTTCCTTCTATCGATCCTGACTACAACGCGCAGAAAAATAGTGCGCCTAAGGTGCGACTTGTGCAGTTTGGTGATGGGTATGAGCAGCGTCTAAGCTACGGCTTGGGCCAAAATCCAAAAGAATGGACGTTGACTTTCCAAAACATTACAGAAGCTCAATCAGACACGATTGAAACGTTCTTGGATGCGCGTGCTGCTGATAACGACTCTTTTGACTGGACACCGCCAGGCTCTTCTACTTCTTACAAATGGGTTTGCCCTAGTTGGACAAAAACGATTCCATATGCAAACTTGGCAACAATTAACGCAACCTTCCGTCAGGTATTTGAACCGTAATGGCAGCAGTAGCAGCTTGGGCAGCCAGCACAGCTTTTTCTGTTGGTGATATACGCAGGGCAACCACGAGTCAAGCCAGTGGCCTTTGGTTTCGCTGTTCAACAGCTGGAACGTCAGCCAGCACTGAGCCGAAATGGCCAACAGACATTGGCAGCACAATTACTGACAACACTGTTGTTTGGACTGCAATTAGCAGCGTTTACGAAGACGTATCAGTTCTTGCACCAAGTGCAATTATTGAGTTGTTCGAACTGCACTTAGACAACGCACTGCATGGCAGCTCTGATGTTTACAGGTTTCACGCTGGCAGCAATGCTGACGTAACAGGCAACATTGTTTTTGATGGCAATACATATACGCGCTTTCCTATTGAGGCTGAAGGCTTTGAAATGCGGTCTGGCGGCACATTGCCACAGCCTACGCTTACAGTCGCCAACCTCGACGGAACAATTACAACCTTGCTGGCATTGGTTAATGCCACCACTCTTGGCAACGACCTGACGGGTGCAACAGTAAAACGCATCCGCACGCTAAAGCGTTATTTAGACGGTGAATCAACAGCGGACCCTAATGCTCGGTTCCCAACAGAAATTTGGCGCATCATCCGAAAGGCATCAGAAACTCGTGACTTTGTTTCTTTTGAGCTTGCTAGTGCATTTGACTTGGCTGGTGTGAAACTGCCTAAGAGGCAGATCATTGCCAACACATGCCAGTGGATTTACAGAAGCAGTGAGTGCAGCTACACAGGCAGCAATTATTTTGATGTCAATGGCAACAGCGTTCCCTCCTTGTCGCAAGATGTTTGCGGCAAACGTATTTCCTCTTGCAAGCTGCGGTTTGGCAATAACGGAACGCTGCCTTTTGGTTCATTCCCTGGTGCTGGACTAACGCGATGAAACTGACTGACGCGATGCAGGAACAAATCCTGCAACAGGCAAGGGATGAGTTTCCTAAGGAGTGCTGCGGGTTAGTCGCTGTTGTGAAGGGCAGGCGTCGTTACTTCCCATGCCAAAACATTGCCCGGACTCCAGACGAGCATTTTGTGCTTGAGGGTTGGAACGAAGTAGAGGACAAGGGGGAAGTGGTGGCAATCGTCCATAGCCACCCTGTAACGAATCCAAAACCATCAGTCGCTGACCGTGTTGCCTGTGAAAAGTCCGGCCTGCCTTGGTTCATTGTCAATCCGAAAACTGAGGGCTGGGGCTACTGCGAGCCTGAGGGCTTTGAACTGCAATATGTCGGACGCGAATTTGTCCACGGGATTGTGGACTGCTACACCTTGGTGCGTGACTTTTTTCAGCGTGAGTACGGCATCACGTTGAGCGACTATCACCGCCGTGACCAGTGGTGGCACAACGGTGAGAACATGTATGTGGAGAACTTCGCTAAGGAAGGGTTTTCGCGGGTGCCTATCGAGGAGCTGCAGCGCGGTGACCTGTTGCTAATGAACTTGCAGTCGCCTGTGCCAAACCACGCTGCCATCTACCTTGGCGATCAGCAGATTTTGCATCATGTGCAAGGCCGCTTAAGTTCTAGGGATTTACTGGGTGGCTATTATTTGAAGGCCACAGACCGGGCGATACGTCATGAAAGTCGTTAAGGTCTACGGCGCTTTGCGGGAGCGATTGGGCCAGTGTCGCTTTGAGTTGAACGTGGACACACCTGCTCAAGCAATAAAAGCTCTGTGCGTCAATTTTTCTGGTCTTGACAAGTGGTTGGTTGATAGTGAAAAAGACGGTATTGGTTATCGGGTCAAAGTAGGCAAGCAGCAGGCGACACCTGAGGACGTAAGCGTTCTGGGGCTGCCTTGGTCAGAGCGTGAAGTTTTCAGCATTACGCCTGTGGTTGCTGGTGCGGGCGGTGGCGGTTTTGGGCAAATTTTGTTTGGCGCTGCACTGATTGGTCTTTCTTTTGTCACCTTTGGTGGCTCTGCGTTATTTGCTGGAGGGGCGGGTTTAGGAACAAGTGCGACTGCACTTGTTGGCGCGGGTGGTCTTTATGCAGGTGTAGGCTCTGCTGCTCTTGGCGTGCTTGGGGCTGCCTTGGTTTTGGGCGGCGTATCCCAAATGATTTCGCCAACGCCAGATCCAGGCATGGAGCTGAAAGAGGCCAACAGAATTCAAAACTTCACATTCAGTGGCATTACAAATACCGCACAGCAGGGCTTGGCGGTTCCGATAGCGTATGGTCGGGTTGTTGTGGGTTCAGCCGTGATCAGCAGTGGCCTCGACGTGGATCATTCACCAAACAATCCAGTCACAAGCCAAAGCTTGACCTATGACCTGTTTGTTAAGCAGAAACAGTGATGCCTGAAGAAAAACTCATCCTTGGTGCTGGCGGCGGCGGCGGCAAAGACAAGGGCAGCGGCTCTAGAACGCCGATCGAAGCAGATGACACGCTTTCGTCTGAGCAGTTTGCAAGCGTTCTTGATTTGCTTTGCGAAGGTGAAATTCAGGGTCTAGATAATGGCGCAAAAAGTATTTTTTTAGAAGACACGCCGTTACAGAACGCAGACGGCAGCTTTAATTTTGATAATTTTGCGGTTGCAGTTAATAATGGCACACAAGGGCAAAGTCCTATAGAAGATGCTACTGGCGGTGTTCAGGTAGAAGTCCCAGTTGGTGTTGAGGTCACTAACGGTTCGCCTGTAACGCGATCGATTACCAACACCGAAGTTGATCAAGTTCGGGTGACTATTACGATTCCTAGCCTGCAGGTTTTCAAAGACGACGGCGACGTTGTTGGCAACAGTGTTGGCATCCGCGTGCAGGTTCAATACAACGGTGGTGGTTACAACACTGTTTTTAACGACACAATCAGCGGTAAAAGCAGCAGCGCTTATCAACGCGATTATTTAGTGCCTTTGACAGGCAGCTTTCCTGTTGATTTGCGTGTTATTAGAACAAGCGCAGATGAAACAAGTTCCAAAAGGTCTAGCACTACAAATTGGACAAGCTTTACTGAAATTCAGACTGAGAAATTTGCTTATCCAAACTCTGCAGTGGTCGGACTGCGTTTTAGCGCAAAGCAGTTTAGCAATATTCCGACACGGAAGTATTTAATACGCGGTATTAAGGTCAGGATCCCTAGCAACGGTACTGTTGACACCACAACACACTTGGGGCGTATTACTTACTCAGGCATTTTTGATGGGACGCTTTCTGCCGCGACCTGGACTAATGATCCTGCTTGGTGCTTATACGACATGCTTACGAGCACTAGGTACGGATGTGGCGTTCCAGAATCGTCATTGGACGTGTTCGATTTTTACGAAATTAGCAAGTATTGCAATGAGCTTGTTGATGATGGCAAAGGTGGGCAAGAGCCACGCTTTAGCCTCAACCTATTAATCAATACTCGTGACGAGGTTTACAATGTCATCCAAAATTTAACGTCAATTTTTAGAGGCATTGCCTACTACGGTGCTGGCTCGCTTGTTTTAAAGCAAGACAAGCCCGCTGATTCTCAGTATCTTCTTGGCCCTAGCAACGTGGTGGATGGCCTGTTTGCTTATAGCGGCACATCAGAAAAGGTGCGTCACACTTGTGCCACTGTCGCATGGCAAAGCTATGACACCAATGGTGATGTTGAGTATGAATACGTTGAAGATCACTCTGCTGTCGTAAAGTATGGCATCGTCAACAAAGATATAAAAGCGATTGGTTGTTACAGCCAAGGTCAAGCGCACAGGCTGGGCAAGTGGTTGCTGACTAGCGAAAGACTGTTGTCTGAAACTGTTACTTTCGCTGTTTCCATCGACGCTGGCATTGCTGTAACACCAGGCATTGTTATCGATGTTGCTGACCCATTGCGTGCTGGCACACGGCGCAGCGGAAGGGTTGCCTCTGCAACAACCACCGTTGTCACGATTGACAGCGACACGGATTTGTCTGTGAGCATGTCAAGCAGCCCAACACTGTCAGTGCTGCTGCCAACAGGCAACGTCGAGACAAGACCAATCAACAGCATTTCTGGCACGTCTATAACGGTCAACAGTCCATTCAGCCAAGCCCCTCAAGCGCAGGGTATTTATTTGATCCAAACAACAGACATTCAGTCACAGCAGTATCGGGTTGTTTCTGTTGCAGAAGGCGGTGATGGCACTGTTGGGGTAACTGCTGTTGCTTACAACGAATCAATTTACGATTTTGTCGAGAAAGACATCACGCTTACAACGCGCAAGATCAGTAATCTTAGTTTCATTCCTGACGCGCCAACAAACATAAATGGTACTGAAATTTTGTACGAAGAGGGGCAGTCGGTTCATGTAGGCTTTGATTTAAGCTGGCAAAGCAGCAGGGCAAATGTAAGCGAGTTTGCCGTTAAGTACAAAATTGATAATGACAATTTTACAACCGTAAACACAAGCAATCCTTCAATAACATTGCGGGCATTGAGAGCTGGCACACTTGTTGTCCAAATTCGTGCTGTCAGCCCCATTGGCAAGCAGAGTGCAGCAGCAAAAGCAACATTTACTATTGCTGGAAAGACTGCTCTGCCAGGAAATGTCCAGAACTTAACAATTGAACCAATCTCTGCGAATAGTGCTCGATTGAAATGGGATCAAACGGTCGATTTAGATGTCAAGGTCGGCGGCAAAGTTCATGTGCGCCACAGCAGTCTGACCGATGGCACGGCCACATTCTCAAACAGCGTTGACCTAATCAACGCTATTGCAGGTTCTTCCACTGACGTGGTTGTGCCTCTGCTCGAAGGTGAATACGTCGTCAAGTTTGCCGACGACGGGGGCAGGCTCAGTGCTGCCGACACCAGCGTGATTGTTGATCAGCCTGATGCCGTTGGCAAACTGCTGGTTAAGAACCACCGTGAAGACCAACAGACGCCATTGCCATTCCAAGGGACTCGTGTTGATACGTTCTACAGCGATCAATATGACGCTTTGACGCTTGATGGTAATGACAAGATCGATAGTGCTGGATTGATCAACTCAATCCCCACCATTGATTTTCTCGGAAATATCAAACCGCTTGGCACCTACACCCTGCTGGATACCATTGACATGGGGCTGGCGTTGGACGCTGTTGAGTTTTCACGTCATTTTGTCACTCGTGGCTTCTATCCATCAGACACGATCGACAGCCGAACTGCATTGATTAACACTTGGACAGACTTCGATGGCGGCCAGGTCAACAACGTCAACGCTGAACTGTATATCCGCTCCACCAACGATGACCCAAGCGGTTCGCCTACTTATGGAGCCTGGGTGCCCTTTAACAGCGGAACGTTCAAGGGTCGCGGCTTCCAGTTCAAGACAGAGCTGAAGAGCACAAAGATTGACGAGAACATCTTGGTAGACGAACTGGGCTACAAAATCGAGCTGACACCACGAACTGACCAGTCAGTGCAGCCGATTGCGAGCGGCACGTCTACGAAGTCGGTGACGTTTACTAAGCCCTTCTTCGTTGGGACGGCAGCGTTGTTAGGCGCAAATTCTCAGTTGCCTAGCGTTGGCATAACGGTGCAAAACCTAGGCGCTGACGAGCGTTTCAACGTTTCCAACGTCAGTAGCACGGGCTTTGACATTGACGTATTGGATGCGAGCAACAACAACGTCAATCGGAATTTCACCTATGTGGCGAACGGCGTTGGACGAGGGCAGTAGAATAGAACGCAGAGTTGGTAACCTTCCTTGCCTCAAGGAGACCTACATCTTGCCAATCAAAGCGGCGCGGCTTTTAGGGCAGAGTTAAATAATCAACTGTTAGCGCTCGCCAGCAACCAAAGTGGGACCACTGATCCGACGACAACGGAAGAGTGCATGTTTTACGCCGACACCGGCGACGACACGCTCAAGATCAGGAATAAGGCCAACAATGCGTTTATCAACGTCAGCGCTGTAGGCGGACTTGAAACGGTCAACTTTGGCTTAGCCACGGTTGCAAGCCCGACGTTTACGGGTGATGTCGTCATTAACAGCACAACCGCGCTACGGGTGCCTGTTGGTACGGATGCACAGAGAAACGCTTATACCGCTTCCAACGGCGACATCAGGTACAACACGACATCTAGCACTTTTGAGGGCTATGCAGGTGGAGCGTGGGGCGCAATCGGCGGTGGAGCGACTGGCGCTGGCGGCGATGCTGTTTTTTATGAAAATAGCCTGACTGTCACGACCTCATATAGCATTACGGCTAACAGCGGAGCCCATTGCGTCGGCCCGTTGGTCATAAATTCTGGCCAGACCGTCACGGTTCCTTCTTCCAGCCATCTCGTTATCAGCTGATCATGCCAATCACTATTGACGGCGACGGAACAATTACAGGCGTCTCAGTTGGCGGCTTGCCTGACGGCATCGTCGATACTGACATGCTTGCGGCTGGAGCGGTTACAGCAGCAAAGCGTGGTGCTGATGCAATTTTGCAGGTTAAACAGGCAATAAAAACTGACACTTTTTCAACAGGTACTGATGGTTTTAACGACGTAACTGGCCTTTCGGTCGACATAACACCAACTTCAAGCTCAAGCAAAATGTTGATTTTAACTGCGGTCAATTTTTCTCATAGCGGCGGCAACCGTACTGCGGCCCGTGTCGTCAGAAGAGTAAGCGGTACAGACAATGTGATAAGCCAAGCCGATGCTAGTGGAAGCAAAACTAGAGCCATGTGGATGGATCGCCACCAAGAAAACACTGGATCTTCAAACCAAGTAAACATTCAAATTTTGGACACTCACGGAACCCCTAATGCTATTACTTACAAGTTTCAGGTGGGAAGGATTGACGCTGGAACCTTGAATATCAACACGGGATATGGTGAATCAGATTCGTCTAACCATGCTAGAGGCATTTCTACAATCACTGTTATGGAGGTAGCAGGATGAACCACTTTGCAATCCGTCGTGCTTATCCAAATGTCGTCACAATTGACGATGGGACAGGGGCTTTTGATGCTGACGGCAATCAGATTGCGCTTGACCAAGCACTCGTAGACACAGCCGCTGCAGAACTTGTAATTGAAATTGCTTGGAACAAACTTCGCACGAAGCGTAATCAGCTTCTTGCTGCAACTGACTGGGAGATCGTCAAGCACAAAGAGCTTGGCACTAATATCCCCACTGCGCTAAAAACGTATAGACAGGAGCTGCGCGATTTGCCAGCCAACACTTCTGACCCCGCAAGCCCCAGCTGGCCTGTTAAACCATGACACTCAGACTCAACGGCAACACAGGCTTCACTGAGGTCAAAGCACCTGCAACGGCAGGCAACAACACGCTCACGCTGCCAACCAGCAACGGCAGTGCAGAGCAGTTCCTGAAGAACTCTGGGACGGCAGGCGAGCTGGAGTTTTCCAGCATGCTCGAAGATAGTTCGGGGCGGTTGTTGGTTGGGGCGACTAGTTACTCCTTTGCAGCTACCGCTGTACTGCAGGGAAATAGTTCTGCATCTGGAGAAGATGCCGTTCTGCGTTTGAATCGCGGCGGAACTCCAGGAGCAAATGCAGATCTTGGGTTCATTTCATTTGGTGATAATGCTGGCAATCTCGGTGCCTCGATTCGATCTGCAAACAGTAGTTCTTCTAGCTGGGGATCAGGTGACTATCCAGGAAACCTGACGTTCCACACCACAGCGGACGGTGGAAGCAGCCCGACCGAGCGGATGAAGATTTCTTATGACGGCACGCTTAGGGCCCAAGGTGTCTATGACAATACTCTTGCTTCATCTTCTAACGTTCACGTAGATAGTGGAGGCTTAATTAGGCGGGTAACATCATCGGCTAAGTATAAGACAAATATTGAGACGATTGAAGATTCCTATGCAGATGCGCTTCTAAATTGTCGGCCTGTTTGGTATCAATCAACCTGTGAGGGTGACAATCCTGATTATAGTTGGTGGGGATTTATCGCTGAAGAAGTAGCAGAGATTGACCCTCGTTTAGTTCATTGGAAAACAACCAACGTTACTTATGACGAAGATGGGCGAGCGGTAGAGACTCCTTGCGATCCAGAAGCTGAAGGTGTGTTGTATGACCGTTTTGTCCCGCATTTAGTGAATCTAGTTAAGCGCCAGAAGGCTACGATTACTGCACAACAGGCTCAGATTGATGATCTGTTAGCCCGCGTTACCGCTCTGGAGGCCGCCTAAGATGTCAACACTTAAGGTCGCAAAGGTCGAGTCGCCTGACACCTCTGCAGGTGGTATCACGATCAGCTCAGCAGGGCTTATCACCGTTGCAGCTGCAAGCGGCAGTATCTCTGCAATTTCTGTTGCTGCTAGCGACACCACTAAGACGCTTGATTTTGCGACTTCAAATAACTTTGCTTTGACGCTGGCAAACACGTCGTCTTGCACGTTGGCTAATCCAAGCAACTTGGCAGCAGGACAAACGGGCTCGATTTTTGTCGTTCAAGACGGCACAGGCAGTCGCTTGTTGACCTACGGCAGTAGTTGGGAGTTTGCTGGCGGAAGCGCACCCACGCTCACCACTACGGCCTCAGCTGTAGATCGCATAGATTTTATCGTTCGCACAACTACCTCCATCCACGCTGTCTTTACTGCTGCCTACTCATGAGCATCATTGGCAATAACATTCTTGCTGGTGCCTCAGGAGGAGGAGCCGCAACCTACGAGATCGACCGTTCGTTGCGGTTTAATGCTGGCGACACTGCCTACCTTGATAAAACTTTTAGTAGTGCAGGCAATCGTCAAGCTTGGACTTGGAGTGCTTGGGTAAAGCATGGCAATATAGGAACAGGTCGCCAAGTTTTGTTTGGTGCTTATGGAGCAGCAAATAACACAGATTTGCTTGAATTTGGATTTGAATACAATGGCCTTTATGCCACGATAAATACTGTTTTAACTAATGGCACTTATCGCTTTAGAGATCCAACCGCGTGGTTTCATTATTTAGTAAATTACAATGGCTCATACATGAAATGGTATATCAATGGGGAAGAAGCTCATAGCTGGGCGCGAACTGGAAATCTAGGCATTAACGGTGCATTTTCTCACACGATTGGCAAAAGCACTTTTAGTAATATCAGATATTTCGACGGTTATTTGGCCGAAGTCAATTTCATCGACGGTCAAACTTTAGATGGGAGCAGTTTTGCTGAAACTGATTCTGCCACTGGAGCGTGGATCCCTAAGCAGTACAGCGGCAGTTACGGCACCAACGGTTTTTATCTGAAGTTTGTCGACAACTCTGGCGTTACTGCAACAACGCTCGGTAAAGACAGCAGCGGCAACGGCAACAACTGGACGCCGAGCACAAACTTCAGCGTGTCTACTGGAGCGGGCAACGATAGCTTAGAAGATACGCCGACGAATAATTGGTGTACTTTAAATCCTCTTACTAAGTCAACCACCCCTACGCCTAGCAATGGCAATCTAGAAATTGCTTTTGGCGGAACCTACCCTGCCAATGTATTGGGCAGCTTTGGTGTTTCGTCAGGCAAATGGTATTGGGAGGTTGCTTTTGCTGGCGGAAGTTCTGGGAACGGTCATGCTTGTGGTGTTGCTACTGCTGCCTGGGCAAATAAGAACGTTGACCCTGCAAGCAATAGCACCCCAAACCATTACATAGACAGTCGCCAATACTTTTACAATAGCGGAACAGGTACAGCAAATAGCACATCTTTTGCCGCTGGGGACATTATTGGCGTTGCTCTAGATGTCGATAACGATCAGGTTAGTTTTTACAAAAACGGAACAATCGTAGGCTCGGCTCAATCACTTGAAACAGGGGAGACTTGGTTCCCTTTTCATAAAAACTCTAGTTACACAGCACTGACGCAAACAGCAAATTATGGACAACGTGCATTTGATTACACGCCACCTACTAACTTCAAGTCGCTGAACTCGGCAAACCTGCCTGTGCCGACGATTAAAGATGGAACGGAATACTTTGACTCAAGGCTTTGGACTGGTAACGGAACAAGTCAAACAATTAGCGGTCTCTCATTCCGGCCTGATTGGGCATGGCTGAGGTCTCGCAACATTGGCTACCAACACAGCGTATATGACGCAGTAAGAGGAGCTTCAGCGGGCAGATTAGCGACTGATCAAACTACAATCCAAGCAGACAATGGAGCGGGTAACCCATCATTCACAGATGATGGTATTACGGTTAGAACCGTCCTAAATGACAACGCTAGCGGTAAAACTTTTGTTGGCTGGTTCTGGAACGCAGGGGCCAACAGCAGCAAAACTTTTACCGTCAAAGTTGTTTCTGACAGCGGCAACAAGTACCGCTTTGACGATTTCGGCACCAGTGCAGTAACGCTCGACCTTGAGGAGGAAAGCACTTATGTGTTTGATCAGTCCCACAGCAGCAACTCTGGTCACCCATTACGCTTTTCCACCACGTCTGATGGAACGCACAACAGCGGCAGTGAGTACACAACAGGCGTAACGACAACTGGAACGCCTGGCAGTGCAGGAGCCAAGACGACGATTGTTGTTGCTGCTGGCGCCCCAACTCTGTATTACTACTGCTCAGCGCACAGCGGGATGGGCGGCCAGGCCAACACGAACAGCACTGCTGGCGCGTCTAATTTTGCTGGGAACATCCAATCAACATGTCGCGTCAGCGCTGAGTCTGGCTTTTCGATTGTGCGTTACACAGGAAATGGCACTGATCCTGGCAGCAATACGGTTACCGTTGGGCACGGGCTTGGGGTAAAACCAGATATGATTATTACCAAAAAATTTACCGCAGGCACTGACTACGGTTGGTCTACTTGGCATAAAGATTTAGGCGCAGGGTACGGGGTATGGCTAAATCAAACGAACGCAAGAAACCCTGGAATGTGGGACGGAGACAGCAATCATTCGTCAACAGTTTTCAGTCCTGCTGATACTGCTTACAACAACGTAAGTGGTTCAGAGTATATTAACTATCTATTTTCCAGCGTAGAAGGGTACAGCAAGGTGGGCAGCTACACAGGGAATGGATCTGCTGACGGTGCGTTTGTGTATCTCGGGTTTAGACCTGCATTTGTAATGATTAAAAGCGTAACCATTGTTGCGAACTGGGCCATAGTCGACAGCACAAGAAATGAATTTAACGTAATTAACAACCAGTTGTATGCGAACTTATACAACACAGAATATGTAAATTACACCTTTGGAGATTTTACATCTAACGGTTTTAAGATTCGAGATAATTCAAGCGGTCTGCAGGGTAACTACAACAATAGTGGCGTGACTTACATTTACATGGCG